AAGCAGCGTTTATGTCATTTGCTATTGGCAAGTCACATTCATATAATCGTAGAACACCTTACCATATGTCTTCTCACATGCTACATCAAGTAGATCAAATGGGTTCAACTCCTTTAATTCAAACTGTATTTCATGCTGCAAAGATTACTAATGTATTTACTAAAAAACATGCATTGCAAAACACAAACGTTATGTTCTTGACTGATGGCCAGCCTGACGGGCTTTACGTTGCTAAAGATGAACTTGCTAATGTAAGAACTCATAGATCACAAAAGCTTATTAAGATGGGTAACAAATTAATCGAAGGTTCTGGTGGTCGTGAAATTTATAAAAATGCTTTAATTAGACTGAAGGAAATGACTGGTGCAACTGTCATGGGGTTTGCTTTGGCTACTGATGCATCTTCTTTTGGTTCAGCTTATCACGGTGTGGATGGCGGATTAAATAGAGTTGAATTTGCTGATGTGATTAAAGGTTGGAGAAAGAATTCTTTCACTTCATATAAAAATGTTAAAGGCTATGATGATTACTTTATAATCAAGATCAATAAGTCTGCAAGGTTTGACTCTGATGAATTTACTCCTAAGAAAGCTGAGACTATTAATGATCTTAAACGTGAATTCAAAAAGTTCAATAGCAATAAGAAAGGTAACAAGCAATTAGTTGCTAAGATTACTGATGCGGTGGCTGCATGAAGATTAAATTATTTTTATTAGGAACTATTATTGCTGGTGTTTTATTAAACTGTTCGGCTTATGCTCAGGTACAGAAAAACTTCTATTGGGAAGGTGCTTATTTTAAAGCTCAGTCTACATGGAATATAAATGAAACTATTGTCCCATTAGGGATGGGTCAAATTCAATTTAACTTGATTAATTCTGGATGTATATGGGGTGGAGGTGGTGGTGGTCATATGGATGATTGTGATCCTGCCGCAGATTCTACAAGTCCTGGAGAAGTTTTTAGATCTCAACTTATTAGTAATATTGCTTATCCATTTAATAAACCTATGCGATACACATTTTCTTTTAAAGATATAAGTGAAGATGATGGACTTGGATATGGTGGACCAGGAATTACTATGTTTGAGTTATATCCTGCATGGTCACAAGCTCGAGCTGGAAAACCTCCAGTGTTTCACATTTGGTATAATCCATTGACCAAAGGAATTGAAACAGATATTAACAAAAATTGGAAAGGTAGAATAAGTACAACCATTGACGGTTGGAATGAATTTGTTGTTGAAACTATACAGTCAGAGAAGAGCAATGGTTATATGAAGATATACCATAATGATTTATTGATCTATGACTATAAAGGAACTACAAGTTATAGAGCAATGCAAGGTACTAACTATTGGATTGGAGCGTATGCTTGTTGTAGTTTTACACCGAGTGGTGAACCAGACCATAACTTTATTTTTAAAAACGTAACGGCAGGAGAGATATAATGTGTTTAGAATTATTATTAGCTGCATCAATGCATCTAGGATTACAAGGAGACTATCAAAATGTTCACCCTCATGTACGGTGTGAGGTAGAGCATTCATTCTTTAATAGTACCATTGCTGGTGCATATTATAATAGTGAATCAAAGATCAGTACCTATATTGGTCAGAGGTTTGGTAGGGTGGAAGTTGGATTGGTAACTGGTTACTCTTCTTATTCTTTGTTACCAATGCTCAGAGTCACATATGATAAGTGGTATATAAGTCCAGCATATGAGACAGACAATTGGGGTATCGTGCTCGGATGGGAGACGAAATTATTTTAACATTAGCTATGTACTTTCAAGCTTTGTGTGATATAATATAACTATATTTGAGAAAGGATTTATATGAAATTTAATGAACAGAAAAACATCAAGGAGTTAGCAAGTTATGTCGAGAGTACTTACTCTAAACATTATGCTGCTCCAAACGGTGTACAAAGTATGGATCTAATATCTGCCTCAGGGTTAGGTTTAGATTTTTGTCTTGGTAATGTGTTGAAATACGCATCAAGATATGGTAAGAAAGACGGAGCGAATAGACAAGATCTAATGAAGATCATGCACTATACTCTATTAGCAATTAATGAACATGACTTAAAGGAATCGAATAATGAAGCTTAGTAATGAAATAAAAGATGTATTGAATAACTTCCAATCTATTAATAGTAATATTGCATTGGGTGAAGAAGGTGGAATCATTAGGAGTATGTCCACGTCTAAAACACTCATGGCTAAATCTAATATTGCCTTTGCAAGTCCATATCCATTTGGCATATATGACTTAGGTGAATTCCTAGCTTGTCTTAATATGTTTGATGATCCTACTCTAGACTTTGATCCTGATCAGAAGTTTGTGACTATCACTGACGGTATCACAAAGTTTAAATACTTCTTCTCTGACATTGATATTCTAACTGTTCCTACAAAGGATATTGATCTAGCTTGTAATGATATTACCCTTACCCTCACCCTTAATGAATTAACTCAATTACGCAAAGCTTCCGCTACTCTGAAAGCTAATACATTAAGTATTAGAAAGAATAGCTCAGCATCATTTGTTGAATGCGTTATTGTTGATAAGAGTAATCCAACATCAAATCAATTTACGATGAACATTGCAAACTGCAGTATAAATACTGATGCAGAGTTTGATTTAGTTCTTGATATGAATAACTTTAAATTCGTTAATGCTGACTCGTATGAGTTTGGCATTGACAAGAAGCTTATAGCTTCAGTACTGGCAGGCAACACACAATACTGGGTTGCCCTTGATAAAACAACGACATATAAGGAGATATAATATGGCGAAAGAGAAAGCAAAAGCAGAAGAAGTAATAGAAGCTGCACCTGAAGCACCTGTTACTCAAGCTACGATTAGCTTGAGCGATATCAAAGGTGTTATTCAAATCATTGATGTAGTTACAAAGCGTGGTGCATTTAATGGTGACGAGATGGCAGATGTTGGAAGGATCAGAAATAGCCTTGCTACATTTTTAGTTCAAGCGACACCAGACGTGGCAGAAACTCCAGCTGAGTAAGTATGTACTTTTGACAAAAGCATGGTATAATAGTACCATGCTTAATTATATTATGAGGTGTATGTGAAAGAATTTCTATTTGTAGAAAAGTATAGACCACAAACCATAGCGGATTGCATTCTCCCACAAGGACTCAAAGATACCTTTGAACAAATCGTCCAAAAGGGAGAGCTTCCCAATATGATGTTTACAGGCTCTGCTGGTGTAGGTAAGACTACCGTAGCCAGAGCATTATGCAATGAATTAGATCTTGACTATATGATGATCAATGGTTCCGAAGATGGTAACATTGATACACTCCGTGGTAAGATCAAACAGTTTGCAAGTACCGTAAGTCTACATGGTGGACAAAAGGTAGTCATTCTCGATGAGGCTGATTACCTAAACCCACAATCTACTCAACCTGCATTGCGTGGGTTCATAGAAGAGTTCTCTTCTAATTGTAGATTTATTCTTACTTGTAATTTTAAGAATCGTATCATTGAACCTCTCCATTCGAGATGCTCTATATATGAATTCAACTTAGGTAACAAGGCACTAATGGCAGAGCAATTCATGGCTAGGCTTCAATTCATCCTTGAGACTGAAGGTATTATATTTGACAATGCAGTTATCGCAGAACTCATTATGAAATACATACCAGACTGGAGACGTGTCATAAATGAATGTCAAAGGTATGGTATGAGTGGTCATATCGATACCGGTATCCTTGTCACACTGTCAGAACAAAGTGTGTCAGGATTAATGGAAGACCTCAAGACTAAAAACTTTAAGAAGATGCGTAAGTGGGTAAGTGATAACATTGATGTAGAATCAGCAAAGCTTTTTAGAATGGTGTATGACAATATGGCTGAGTACGTAGAGCCATCGAGTATACCTCAATTAGTTCTCATATTAGCAGACTATTCTTATAAGGATAGCTTTGTTGCTGATCATGAACTAAACGTAGTGGCATGTATGACAGAGATCATGTCAGGAATTAAATTTAAATAGGAGTTAGAATGATAGAACAGTTAGCCGATTACGCAAGTATTGTTATGGCATTAGCTATGGTCAATGTTGTATGGCAAATAGATAAGGCATCTCAGATGCTTAAGTCAATGAATAAATTCTTAAACCAAGGATCTACAGACAAATGAGTAAATATTTAAACATAACACCACGTGGTGAGACACGCAATTTCTTTGGCAAAAACCTTAGAAGAGATCTAACTGAGTTCTTACACAATGAGATCATTGAAGTAATGTTCGAAAAGGTGGACGGCACAGAACGTAAGATGATGTGTACCCTTCAGTCTAATGTGATCAACCAAGACTATGAATCATATGATGACACTAATCCTCCAAAGATAATTAATGAAGAGGTGATGAGAGTCTTTGATACTGAAGCAAGTTCATGGAGATCATTCCGTTTGGCTAATCTTAAATACGTTAAGACTGATCTAAAAGAATTGCCAAAAGAAATCAAACAAAGGGCAAGAGCAATTGATGGGTTTGGCGAGTGAATAATGAAACTAAAGTCATAGACTTTTTCACACGTAAGCCATATAACCAAGATAAGTTTGATAGACATCCAACCTCTGGTCTAATATTAGCTGAGGTATTGATTGATCATATCATTCCGATGAATGTTAATCCATTGGTGGTCGATGCAGGTTGTGGTATTAATCCATTTAAATCTACATTCGATAACGTTATAGGATTTGACATTGCTCCGTATGAAGAGGCAGACTTTCAAGCAAGCTTCTCCGGTGCTCACCATATATTCGGTAGAAACTTTGCCGATGTTGTTTTAGCATTAGGATCATGTAACTTTGGCACTATCGATGAGAATCTATATTACTTTGATTACTTCCACCAATGGTTAAAGCCTGGAGGACTATGTGCAGTAAGAGTACACATAAATAGGTCTGAAGATAACATGGAACCAGGGACAGAGTATGCACCTTGGACATTAGCTAATGCTGATGAATGTGCACACAGATGGTTTGCTGATAAATTTGAGTGTCTGGAGATGCACATTGAGACTATGACAACACAACCCACACAATTAGCCGTGTGGATATGGAAAAAGAAATGAGTCCATTTGCATTAATAAGTTCTATATCAAATACTAAAATTGACATACTAGAGAACGAGAAAGACTATACTGCCTTTATGGTAAACCGTGGTCTATCTTATTTTCCTGATACTGTTATCTACGCTAATGAGATGAACAAGTATCACCACTTGGACGGCCGCCTGCAGTTCGATTTTCTTATAAATACTATCAGGAAACGAAACCGTTTCTCCAAGTGGAATAAGTCTAGTGAATCTGAGGACATCAATGCTATTAAATCATATTATGGATATAGTAATGAAAAGGCTCGTGATGTTCTTCCGCTTTTAAGTAAGGCAAATTTGAATACTATAAAGGGAAGAATACAGCATGGCGGAACACAAAGATAGTTTAGTAAGTTGGACACCAGATATGATGTTAGAAGTTACTCTAGCTGAACCTGATGACTTCTTAAAGATCAGAGAAACATTAACACGTATGGGTGTAGCATCAAAGCGTGATTCACAATTATTTCAATCATGTCATATCCTTCATAAACAAGGTAGATATTTCATAACTCATTTTAAAGAGTTATTCTTATTAGATGGTAAGCCATCAAACTTAACAGAGAATGATCTTCAAAGGCGTAACACAATAGTTACACTCATGTCTGACTGGGGATTATTAGAAACTGTCAAACCTATTGGAGAGACTGCTCCACTAAATCAAATTAAAATAATATCACACAAAGAAAAAGGCGATTGGGAATTATGCCCCAAGTACAATATTGGAATAAAATAAACTAAACTAAATTATATTATGGTTACAGCTTTGTTATTAGGGACCTTATATGGTCTCATTATTGGATTAATACCAGCAGCCGGAGCAACAACAGGTCTTGTTATTCTATTTGGCTTCATGTCTTATTTCACAGATCCTTATCTTGGCGTTGTCTTTTGCATGGCAACAGTCGCTGCATCTACTACAGGTGACACATACTCTGGAGTATTATTAGGAATTCCTGGTGCTAATTCATCTGCCGCCACAATGGTTGATGGACATCCACTGGCCAAACAAGGTAAAGCAACATATGCTCTTACCGCAGCTATAACTACATCTACAATCAATGGATTACTATGGGGAACACTTACGTTTGCCTTACTCCCTTGGTATATGAATCTCATGATGATCTTTGGAGTACCTGAACTATGGGCATTTACAATGTTAGCTCTTGCTTGTGTAGGATTTGTTAGTAATAAATTTTGGGTAAGAAGTATTATTGCCATTATTATAGGAACATTCCTTGGTATGATAGGAGTTGATCCTGTTACTAATGCTGATCGTTGGACATTTGGTTGGGATTACTTAGCCGATGGTATTCAGATT